GGTCATGAAACTCAATTTCAAACTCATCTTTCTGGTCTTAGAGAGCAAGAAGCAGGCGGTCAACACTCACGTAATTTAGAATTTTTCAAAACTACATCAAGAGGTGCTCAAGGCGGAACAAGTTACAAAACAAATATGCCTGGTGGTTACTCTCTTGAAATGACCACTAAACAAAAAGCACCACGTAAACCTAAGCAGACTGCAACTCCTGCATTTCCACCAGTAAAAATGCCTGAAGAACCACAAGCAGAACTTCCAACCTCCTCAAACCCCGCAACAACATCGGGAGCAACTGTTGGACGTGACCCTAAAACTGGTAGAGCAACTTCCTTAAAAGGTTCGTCATCACAACCTCCAAAACAAAAAAAGTCTTCAACATCAGGACCTTCGGTAAAAAGAAATCCTAAGACAGGACGTGCTCAGTCTCTGAAGAGGCAATAACATGCCAGCGAGCATTAATAAGGACGACAATCAGTACTTAATGTTTAAAGAAGGACTAGCAAACGCAATGCCATCAATTGTTAAGACACACGGACAGATTGTTAGGGACTTTGGTAAGTTGCCTCCTGCATACTGGAGAGAAGCCCAAGCAAGCACTCCTGGTCCTATGAAAGGTGGCGCTCAAATGTACCTAGGAAACCAATTTACTCACGGGGTGATGTGGTAATGACTACAAAAAAGAAATCACACAAGACTGCAGCATGGTCTCGTAAAGAAGGTAAGAACCAAAAAGGTGGACTTAACGAAAAGGGTCGTAAGTCATATGAACGTGAACATCCTGGTTCTAACTTAAAGCCCCCTGTAAAGAAAGAACAGGCTGCTAAGTCAAAGAAGTCTGCAGCACGCCGTAAATCTTTCTGCGCCCGTATGGAAGGCATGAAGCGTAAGAACACAGGAAGCAAAGCCGCACGTGACCCAAATAGTCGCATCAATAAATCGCTAAGAGCATGGGATTGCTAGTGAAGTGTGCAAACTGTGCTGCCGAAGCCTTGTTTGAGTATCAACTTACACAAGAAACATCCATATTTTATTGTGGAAGACATTTGCCTAAATTTTTAGAGTCTCGCAAAAGGGCTGGCCTTCTTAAGATTACTGACAAGTTTGCTGAAGCCAAAAAAGAAGTTGAAGAAATTCTTGCTGTTTCAATACCTGCTCCTGAAGTAACAGAGACACCCAAGCCAAAGAAAAAGGCGACTAAGAAGAAGGCAGAATAATGCCTATTGTTCGTAAGTTCGCAGTACAGGGTCATGCTGTACCATCTGTTGCACACAGTCCTAGGGGCCCATTTCCGCCAGAGGTCTTAGCCAGACCAGAGGTAGAAATGGAGGATTATCATTCGGACTCCTTACATCCAGGATTAGACGACGTACGCTTCTTCAGATGTCGACTCTGTCAAGAGGTACTCCTAGAAACTGACTTAGACATTCATGAATGTGAGGAAATAGATTAATGACAACAAACAACAATGGGAATCTTCTAGATTCCGCAGGTGAAGTTGCTATCGATTTTGTTTGGGGCAATCTTCCAATGCAACCAAACGATGCTCGTGATGAAGCAACTCAAGGCGATTTAAGCGCAACTGGCGATAATCACGTCATTGCGTATGCAGGATGGAATGGTTATCCACAGTACACACCAAACGATGATGGAGCAGGTGTTGGTTATATCAACGTTCCTTCTGTAATTGGTGTTGTTACAGCAACCGCTCAAGATACTCTTGATGATGCTGGTTTAACTGTTACAACCGCTTCTGCTGCAACTAACTCTGCAAAAACAGTTACAGCAGTTTCACGCACAACAGGTTCAACAACAATTCGATTTACTGCATCAACACACGGATACGCAGTTAACCAAAAAGTAACTGTTTCTGGTCTTGATTCAGAATTCAATGAGACTTGGACAATTGCAAACGTTCCTAACTCAAACCAGTTTGACGTAACAGGAACTTCAACTGCTTCATACGGAGCAACAGGACTATCTGGTTCTGTAGTTGCAGTTTCAGGAACAATTAAAACTCAGAACGTTGCTGCAGGTGCTGCAACAATCGCAATTGGTCAAGCAGTAACAATTACTCCTTGGGCATAACTTTTAGGAGTTAAATGGCTCGTGTCAGTGGAAGGAGGGGCTCACCTAAACGTGTAGCCCTTCCTTCTGCTGAAGAAGTATTGTTTAGAGCCAGAGGAAACTTTGGGGAAATGGCTCTTGACAATGCCCCAGTAGCATCTTCCAGAGCAGAGTTCTCTAAAATTAAAAACATTATGGAAGACACTACAAGCGAGATGTACGCTCAATACGGTCCTACTAAATACCAAAATCTTGCTGGATTACCTGCCGAAGAATACGAACAATATTACGACCGTGGCGGAAAAATTTTTAGTAGACAGTTTTATGAAGTTGTTGAACTCAACGATAAAGACATTGATTACATTCCAGGATTTCAACCAGATGAAGAACAAGACACTTCTCCAGCAGACTTAACTCTTGTTCCTACATCTACCACTAACCCTAAGCGCCCAAGAACAGTTGCTGCTGGTTATGATGAAGATGAAGAAAAATTAACAGTTATGTTCAGGGACGGCACTCTTTACAACTACTATGAAGTAAGCAAAAACGAATGGCAGGCTTTTAAAGCCAATCGTTCTAAAGGCGCCGTAATTTATCGTATGCTTGACTTTAAGCCTCGTGGCTATGCAGATGACTCTTCAATGTCACCGACCGCACGTGCAGCGTTCTACAGACTCACACGAGGTGTTCAATCTTACAAAGGTGGTAAGGTTAGAGGACAAAGCGAAACTAAGTACAAAACTGCGTCTCAAAGCAAACGAGGTAAAAAGGGTAGGTAATGCCAAAGGCTCACGATATCGGACCACTATTTCTTCAAGTAACAAACTTTCCTTATAAATGGGGTGGCAAGTTAATTGTCCGTGGTTGGACTCAAGAAATAGAACCCCCTTATAGAACTTCTAAACCATTTATAGTGCGACTACCTTTTTACAAAGCGCTAGTGTTGGGTCGTTGGTCTGGAACTGAAGATGAAGAAACTGCGTTAAATAGTGCGTTAGGAAGGCGAGATTTAACTTATGATGATTTTACGGAAGAAGCAGGATGGACACCAGCCCCAGAGTCGAGTCGAGAAGAGAGTAGCAAAACTCTCGACACAGGATTTGATTTCTTGGATGGAGCACTCGATGTACGTTATTGGCAAGAATCTCACAGGATGGCAGAAGAGCAGCGACGACGTACTCCTTGATGAAATTTTATTAGGTGCTGAAGCCTTTTATGCCATAGCCAAAGAGTTGAAGAAAAGAAGCGTATGACTTACACTTATTGTGCTTTACCTCTCTCTCTAGGTCTGGCGAGCGCCCACGCAAGTGGGCCTCGTTATTTTTGAGGTCAAAATGGAATCCTACGACGACAACCAATTTGAAGAGATTAATCCTGAGTTCTTTCTTCAAGAAGAACAACCAGAAGAAGAACAACCCGAAGAAGAGTTAGACGAGTTATCTCAACAGTTTGTAGACAAATTAATTGACAAGATTATGGACTTTCTAAAAGTTCTGGTTGGTCATGACCTACATCCTTACCAAAAACCTCTTGCTCGTCGTATTATGGAATCTGTAATCATTAATGATGGTGAAGAAATTACAGCCCTCGCATCACGTCAGTCAGGAAAATCAGAAACAGTTGCTGACACTGTAGCAACACTAATGATTCTTTTGCCACGTTTGGCTAAGTTATATCCAGATTTACTTGGCAAGTTTAAAGACGGTATATGGGTTGGTTTGTTTGCTCCAACTGAATCTCAGGCAGAAACTTTGTTTGGTAGAACTGTTACACGCCTTAGTTCCGAACGTGCCCTTGAAATTATGGAAGACCCAGAAATTGATGATACAGCGCACAGAGTTGGAGGCGTAACTCGTCAAATTAAACTAAAGAAATCTGGCTCAACTATTACGATGATGACTGCTAACCCACGAGCAAAAATTGAATCTAAATCATTTCATTTGATTATTATTGATGAGTGTCAAGATGCTGATGACTTTGTGGTATCTAAATCTATTAGTCCTATGCTTGCATATTACGCAGGAACAATGGTAAAAACAGGAACACCTACAACCAGCAAAAACAACTTCTACAGGGCTATTCAACATAACAGACGCAGACAAACAACCAGAGGCTCTAGACAAAATCACTACCAATGGGATTGGAAAGAAGTATCTAAGTTCAACCCAAACTACGAGAAGTTTATTCGCAAAGAAATGCTTCGTATTGGAGAAGACTCAGATGAATTCCAAATGTCATATAACTGTAAGTGGCTTCTTGAAAAAGGAATGTTTGTTACTTCTTCAGTGATGGATAGACTTGGAGACACTTCTCAAGAGTTAGTAAAGAGTTGGCACAAGACTCCAGTAGTAGTCGGAGTTGACCCTGCTCGTAAAACTGACAGCACTGTTGTAACAGTTGTTTGGGTTGATTGGGATAGGCCAGATGAATTTGGTTATTTTGACCATCGCATTCTTAATTGGCTTGAGTTACAAGGTGACGATTGGGAAGAACAATATTTTCAAATTGTTAACTTTCTTGAAAACTACGACGTTCTTGCTGTTGGAGTAGATGCTAATGGTGTAGGCGATGCTGTAGCACAGCGTTTGAAGTTACTATTACCTAGGTCAGAAGTTATGGCACTAACATCCTCCCCTTCCGAACAGTCAAAGCGCTGGAAACATCTGCAAGCCCTAATTCAAAGAGAAATGATTAGTTGGCCTGCCCATGCAAAAACACGACGCCTTAGAACCTGGAAACGGTTTTATCAACAGATGACAGATGCAGAAGTGCACTACAAAGGCCCTAATTTCTTAGTTGCAGCCCCAGATGAGTCGTATGCACATGACGACTTTGTAGATTCCCTATCCATAGCCTGTTCCTTAACTGAATCTTTGGTTATGCCAGAAGTGGTAACTTCTAGCAATCCTTTCTTTTAATTAGCCACACAAAAGGGCTAAAAGG